TATTTGGTATTACTTATGTACTGCAACTCCATCAGGAGATTCAAGCAAATCAAAAGGAGATTCTATTGAGGCGAACTCAATTGAATTAAGTATTACTGCAAGACCAATTGAAGCTGGAAACAATCTTATTTTAAGAGTTATTGCAGGAGTTGGAGATGCTAATTACAGTACATTTTTAACAACAGCACCAGCACTACCGACATTTATTTAAGGAGTAGATTATGGAAAAAACACTTAAACTTGGTGATAAAGATTATCGCCTGCACTCATCACTTTATACGATCATCGATTATCGCAATGTGTTCTCAACTGAACTATTTAGTGATATCAAAAAACTAGAGAAATCTAGTTCGAAAAAAGAAGAAGATCTATCAACAGTGATTGATACGATCTTTAGGATCATCTATATACTACACCGACCATTCTATAAACAATCTTATAATGACTTCTTGATGTCACTCGATTTTTCTCTTTTAAGCAATCAAGACGAACTTGAAAATCTGACGAATGCGATAGGTGAAATGCTCGGGACATTTCAGAAAAGCACACCCTCACCCAGCAAATCAAAATAGTGCGGAAGAAAAAGATATCACAGCTAATATCATATTTAATCTAGCACACCTTGGATTATCAATAGAAGATACAAAGGCATTTGATCTAGAAACATACTTTTCAATTGTAGAACTTGAAAAGAATGTCATTACTGGTAACAAAACAAGTAAAAGAGCAACTCAAAATGACATTGATAACTTTTTAATATAATAATCATATATTTTGCTGATTATTTTTGATATAATCTTTATATTAGAAAATCTGGAGAAATCGATATGAATTTAAAAGAAAAAGCAGCAAAATTAAAAATTGACATACCTGCAATATTCATTGCTCTGAAACATAAAGAAACTCCTTTTGCCGCAAAATTTTTTGCTGCTATTACAATTGTCTATGCTTTATCACCAATTGATCTTATACCGGATTTTATTCCCGTGTTAGGTTATTTAGATGATTTAATCATATTACCCATTTTTATAACTCTCACAATTAAAGCAATACCTCAAGAGCAGTTTGCACTGTATCGAAGAGAGGCGGAAGGAATGTGGATGAATGGAAAGCCAAAAAAGTGGTACTACGCAATTCCATTTGCTATTATTTGGTTTGTGATTATTTTTCTCATACTCAAAACAATTTTGTAATATCTCATTAGAATCTTAACACATCAAATCTGATGTGTTTTTTTATGCATTGGAGGTGGAAACATCGCAGAAACAGTAAAAGGACTCAATATTAAACTTAGTCTTGATGGTAGAGATTTAGAAAATGAACTTAAAGACATTAAAAAGGATCTTAAAGAACAAAATAAAGATCTAAAAGCCATTAATGCTAATCTAAGATATGATAGTTCTAATCTTGATTTATGGAAATCAAAACAAGATAAATTAAATAGCATTTTACAAACAACTAAAAAAAGACTAGATACACAAAATCTAGAACTTGAAAAAGCCAAAAAAGCAGTTCAGATTGGTGATATGAGTCAAGATGAGTTTAATAAGCTCAAACGTAATGTCCAATACACAGAAGCTGAACTTGCTAAACTCAATAATCAGTTAGAAAATACGAATAATAAAATCCAAGAATTAAGTAATGCCAAGTTTGATAAAATTGGTAAACTTGGTTCAACACTGACAAAATCTGTAACGCTTCCTATCTTAGGAGCCGTTTCTGCTTTAACAGCCTTTTCAGTAAAGACTGCTTATAGTGCAGATGAAATTGGCGATACAGCGCAAAAGATAGGTTTATCAGCAGAAGCATTTCAGGAATGGAATCATGTTGCTACAATCATGGGAACGTCAACCGAAAGCTTGAATAAAGGATTCATTAAAGTCAATGGTATCTTAGGTGATATTGCTACTGGTAATGCAGATAAAGTCGTTGATAGTTTAGCTCTGATCGGCTTAACAGTTGATGATCTAAAGGGCAAGAACGCTGATGAGGCTTTTGAAATTATTAGTGAAGCATTAAGTAAGGTAGAAGATGAAGCAGTAAGAGTAGGTGTGGCCAATGAATTCTTCGGAGAGAAAATTGGGACTGAACTTATACCTATTCTTTCTAGTGAGATTTCTACGATTAGAGACTTAAGACAAGAAGCAAGAGATCTCGGAATTGTTACCAATGAACAGGCAGCACAAGCAGGTGAGTTTACAGACGCGCTTGACAGAACAAAACAAGCATTGTCAAGTTTGGGTGTAGATATTGCAACAACCATGATGCCGATTTTACAGGCATTGATCATCAAAGTAAGAGATGAAATCATTCCAGTTGTTAAAGATTGGATTGCAAGATGGAATAGTTTAGATTCAGATACAAAAAAAATGGTAGCAACCCTCATAGGTCTGGTCGCTGCAGTTGGTCCGGTTCTAGCTATTATTGGTAAGGTTGGACCACTCTTAAATATTGTGGCCATGACGCTTAAAGGTGTCGGTTCTGCGGGGCTTTTCGCAGGAGCAGGTATAAACTTTGCTACACTTGGTATTGGCGCGCTAATCGCAATTTTAGCGATGGCACTATTGCAAAGTGAAGAGTTTAAAGCATTGCTTAATAGGCTCATGGAAACTTTTATGCAGCTTCTACCACCGATTTTATCGATTGTCGATGCTTTGATGACTGCATTACAGCCTATCTTAGATGTGATCATTGATCTTGTCGTCATGCTCGTTGATTTATTAGTACCTATTTTAGATGTCATACTTATGCCACTGATTATGCAAGTCGGTATGTTTGCTGAAATATTAGAAATGTTGGCACCGCTAATTATTACGCTTGGAGAAATACTTCAAGCTATTTTAGTTCCTGCAATCAAAGTACTTAAAACAGTCCTAGATCCAATCTTAAAAGTAGTTCAAAAGATCATTGAATTTATTCAGAAAATATTTGAATGGATTGGAGATCTACCTTCCAAAATAGGCGACTTTGGAGGAAAGATTAAAAACGTATTTGGCAGTGTAACAGAAGGAATTAGTAATATCGCATCTAATGTAACAAATGGTATAAGCGATTTTGCAAGTAAGGCAGCAGACAAAGTAGGCGGTTTCTTTGGTAAGGTTGGAGGATTTTTCAGTGATACCTTTAATTTAAAAGGTTCAAGCACAGTCAATAATTCAAGTTCTAATTCATCATCAACGAATACAAACAATATCACCATCAACACAACATCTCCAACATTTGATATCGATTCTATTAACAGAGCGTTAGGAGGTAATGTGATTTGATCAGACAATTTTATTTAGAGAATGAATATGGTGAAATTTATTACTTTGATTACAGAAATCAGACACTCATTACCCAAGCAAGTGGGCTCGGTTTTTCTTTAGACATCAAGTATCTTGAATATGACCGCATGTATGCGAAATCGGAATTTCAACTACCGATGACTGAAATCAGTGAAACATTAATCTTTTTAAGAGGATATCAAGGATACAAAGCATTTGTTGACTATTTATCAAAATCAAAGAAGGAACATAAACTTCATTATGTTACACCAGCACTTGCTTCTTATACATTTGTGGATGTATCGAGTCTTTCTAAAGCAGAGCTTGTCAGTGGGACAATTCAAAGTCAGATTATCTTTAAAAAGCTATCGCTTTGGATCAAAGAAAAAACGTACGAGATAATAGCCAATGGAAGTAGCTATGGCAAAGTATATCCCTACCAATATCCATTTATATACGCAAACTCTTATCAAGGCATCACTCATATTATTAATCAAGGATTAGATGAAGCACCACTCAACATTGAGATTTATGGTGCTTTTTTAAATCCTGAAATTACAGTTAAAAAGAACGGTAATATCATGCAAAGACTTAAACTATATGTTGAATCAGAGGATGCTACATTAACTGTCATATCAAATCCCAGTGAACAAGTTATAAAGATGATTGAAAATGGATCAACTTATGATGTCTATGGCTTACAGGATTTTGAGGCGGACAACTTCTTGTTTGTGAGTCATGGAGAGTATGAGATTGAATTTAAGCCTGGTGTTAGTTCAACAACGGTTTGTAGAGTCACACTTTTTGAAGGCTATGTAGGTATTTAATATGAAAGTCATATTTTTAGATCGTAAAACATTAGCTTATAAGGATTATGCACCAGTGGGAAAAGAATATGAAATCATCATGGACATGGTTCTCATTCAGCGCTCAAGTTTTAAGCTGAACAAGACAAATATCGAGACTTCAATCGGAGATATTGTTATCGCCAAGAATGATGAATTTTCCTATATTGGAATACTAGAAAGCATCGAACAAAAAGATGATCATTCAACGATCATTAGAACACTTGATTTTAGAGAAATCTTTAATTTAGATGTCTTAGTCACTAGTTTTACAGGGGATTTAATTGATTATCTATATCAACTCATCTCCTCTAACTTTAAAACAAATCCAGATACCTTGCAGAATTTAGATTACTTAACGATTCAAAAAGAAGCCAGTGTTCCTGGATCGCTGACCTTTGAGGCTGATAAAATTGAAAACATTTCAAAAATATTCGAGCTGGTTTCAAAAAGCTATGGGATTAGCTTTCAAACAGAAGTCGTTTATTTAAGAGGTAGAATCACGAATATACTCTTTAAGATTGTGAATGTCCAAGATGGACTAGTCATGAAGAGTAATTTCTCATCCATTTTAAATGTAGAAACGAATGATTCATCAAGCCAAGTCATTAATAAGGTCATTTATTATCCGAGAAGTGATAATCAACTCTATACGTCAAGTATGGTTTTTTACTTATTAACAGATGGTAGTATCACAACAGATATGAATCATGTCTTGCGCTACCAAGCAGTGATGACAAAAACATTTATCTATAGTGATCAAGAATATGAATCACTGGAAACTAAAGCAAGAAGTGAAATGGTAACTTCAAAGCTTGATCACCAGATCACATTTAATCTAGATTTGAATAATCAAGTTTTTATGCCGTTTAAGAACTTTAACTTAGGAGATTATATCTCATTTAAACATAACAAAAAAACATATGATACGGTTGTGACTGGACTTGTTTTTAAGGATACACTCAAAGTTGCTAAGGTCACTCTTGGAGAATACAGAGTGAAATTAACAGAAAAGGTGCAGTTATTGAGTAAAGCTAAATCACAACAGGTGAGTCATATTTCAATAACGAATACAGATTTAGATGGAGGAGAATTCTAATGGGGTTACAAAAAATAACATTTGAAGGTGGGAATGTCACTGCAAAAATCGATGCAGATTTATATCATTTCTTTAATTCATATGATGTTGGTATTTTAAAGAGTTTGAAGAATGAGTGTTCGATGACACTCGCCAATAATACAATCACATTTCAAGATGGCTATGTTTCAATCTACGGTAGAGTCATCTATATTGAAAACCAAACAACCATTGGTGTGACACCAGATTCAAGTAAGAGCGGGTATGTTATTTTAGGCGTTAACACTGCAACAAATGAAGTGAATTTATATTTAAAAGAACAAACAGGTGGTTATCCATCGCTGACTTTAACTAACTTAATAAACAATGATGGACTTTATGAATTTGTATTGTGTGCCTATACTAAAACAACAACATCAGTCACTCTAAATCAAACCTATCAAAGGAATTTTATTTTAAGTCCTAAGACGATCATTGATGATTTAGAACAAAGATTATTAATTAAATACATACCACAAAGTAAAAGCTTAACTAAAGTATCCAACGGTGTGTATCAGTTTTTTGGAACAAGTTCTACAGAACTTAGGGAATCAATCATTTATGTATTTATCAACAATACAACAGTAATTAGTTTCCCAGGAGATAGCTTATTTATTCATATTGGTTCAAATAGGAATGTAAGCTACAGATATGCTGGAGGAGATTATTCACTTTCAGTGGTTTATGAAAATGGTATTGTCACATTATCATGTGGTAGTACAGCGCACAATATAACATCAGTTTACTTAAAAAAATAAGGAGGATTTAAATGGCAACAATTCAAATTAAACGAAGAACATCTGCTGGGACAGGTCCACTTGTTGGAACAACCGGTAGTGTAAAGGCCGGTGAACCATTAGTTGATTTTACTGGTGAGCATCTCTATATTGCAAAGGCGGACAAAACGGCATCTGTATCCGTACCACTTGCAGATAGTGATTATTTAAAAATACCATCTACTGGCAAGGTAGATACCCAAATTAATACAAAGATTACAGCTTTAGGTTTAGGAACAGCTGCGACTAAAAATACAGGAACAGGTAATGGCAATGTTCCTATACTTGATGCAAATGGAAAACTAGCTGATAGTGTTGTTCCAAAAATTGCGATGACAAATACATTTGTAGTTGCTTCACAGACAGCAATGCTAGCTTTATCGACCGCACAAGAAGGTGACGTTGCGGTTAGAACCGACTTAAATAAATCCTTTATTCTTAAGGCATCTCCATACTCGACCCTTGCAAACTGGCAAGAACTTTTAACACCAACAGATGCTGTTACGAGTGTAAATGGATCAACAGGTGCAGTTTCAATTACGCTTGCTGGTTTAGGTGGTGTTGCATCATCAACTTATAATACGCATGTCGCTAGTAATCTTCACTTAACCGAAGATCAAAGAACAATTTTAAGTAATGTCAAGAATGTTTATATCAGTGATGCTGATGGTATTGCAGTTGCAGCTTCAGAAGCAGATTATATTAATGCTTCCATCGCTGATGGTTTAGTTTATGTTGCTGTCGTTGATTCAAACTATACACCAACTAGAGTTTCTTATAAATTAGGTATTGATAAGTCTAAGGTGCTTATGCCATCTTCAATCATTGATGGTGGAACTTATTAATGGCTATTATCAGAGTTAAAAGAGGAACCACCAAACCAACAACTGCACAACTGAACTATTTAGGTGAATTAGCATTTGACTATAACAATAATGCACTATATGCTAGAACACCATCTTCAGTTATTAAAATTGGTGGTGAAATGGAACTCGTTTATTCATATGAAGGATATGCTTACACACATACTTTAAATTATCCTTTTGATCCAGATTACGTTTACAAGTTTCATATTATTTCTTCAACTTATGGTGCATCTGCAGATGTCTCTGATACATATTTCTACTACAGAACTCCAGCATCTTCAACTTTACTGGGAAGTTATCTAAACTATTACGCAAGCACAGAAAACAGTCTTTTTCAAACGAGAAGTGCTAAGAACACAACTGTTCAGTATATCGAAGATAGCTATGAATCGGGACCAACGATAACCAGTGGTATTACAAAGGTTATATCATTTGAACTATCACCGACATTTAGTACAAGCTATTTAAGTACTGCACAATGGAATGCATATGGAAAAAGTGTAACCACTTTATCAGGACAAGGAGATACAACGATTAAATCATGTGATTTTGTTCATTCTGTAAATGGTAGTCTTGGACAGATTTATATCAACACAGGCTTGAATCTTGGTTCACCAGATAGTCTCTCGATTTCTGTTTATCGAGTGAAAAGAAAGTAGAGGATTTTATGGCAATTATTAAGGAATTAGATACTAAGTTTGGGTTGCAAGCTTCCTATCATCGAATTACAGCATTTAATATTAGCTACACAAAAAAAAGCATTGTTTTATGTGTTGCAACTTATCTATCAAAAGAGGCAAGAGAAAACAATAGCGAACCCATTGAAGAAATAGATATTGAAATACCTCAGTTTGATTATCATACCTTCTTAGATGTGAATCCAATTGAACGTGGCTATCTTTGGTTAAAAGAAAATGTAGTTGGATTTGAAGATGCTACGGATGATTTTGATTCAGTCGAACCATCACCTTTGATAGAAGGTTCACAAGATGAATAAAATATACAATATGGTTAAAGAGGTTTTTCCAGATACTGAGATCTTACTCATATATTATGGGGGTTCAAAAGCATATGGCTTAG